CCGAACGCGCCGGAAGGCAGCGCCGTCGACACCTGAAAGTGCCATTTCTGCGGTGATGCAGAAGGTCTACAGCATTTATCCGGCTCGCATGATGCCCAGCGCCATCATTCGCCTTCTCAATGAGGCTGGGTTTGTGATCATCTCCGAGACTGACCTTGACGCGGAAATCGCTCTCGCTTTCCAAGCCGGCCAAGAGAGCGGGCGTGATTGGTGATGCTTCCTGACACTTCAAGCATTGGCTACGCCGATGCCGCCGAAACATACTGGGACAAGGGCTGGCGTGGGGTTCTCCCCCTGAATCGGGCCGCGAAGTGGCCGCCGCCGAAAGGCTTCACCGGCTACGACGGGGCTGAGCCTTCCTACGCCGACATTCTTCAATGGAGCGATCTGTACCCTGACGGCAACCTGTGCCTGCGTTTGCCCGATGGGGTCATCGGTGTGGACGTGGACGCCTACGGAGCCAAGACCGGCGCAGCGGCTTTCGCCGAAGCGGTGAAGCGTTGGGGTCCGCTGCCTGACGGGCCGCAATCGTCCAGCCGTGATGGCGATCTGGTTTCCGGGTTGCGGCTGTTCCGTGTGCCGCCGAACACTCTTCTGGAAACTGTCATCGTGTTCCCTGAGATGTCTATCGGGGATATTGAGATTATCCAGCGGCATCACCGCTATGTGGTGTGCTGGCCGTCGATTCACCCCGAGGGCCGTGACTACTGGTGGCGTAACTCTGCCGGTCAAACCTTGAGCATCCCCGAGTTGGACGAGATCCCTTGGCTTCCGCAGCGGTGGTTGGACGGGTTGAAGCTGACACCGAAATCGTTGGATGTGTCCACCGGGTTCGACACTCGTCAGGCGGTTACTGCCGGGGAGCCATCACAGCTGGTGCAGTCGAGGCTCGCTATGGCAATCAAGGAGATGAACCTGCCGGGGATGTCCCGGCACGACACCTGCCTCCGTCACGTCATGGCAATTCTACGGTTAGGCGCGGAGGGGCAGCCGGGTGTCGAGTCGGCCCTGTCGATTCTGCGCGAGGTTTTCATCGCCGTTCTGGCTGATCCTTCGCGAGGCGATTCGCGGCCCCGCGACATTGCGTACTCCGAGTTCAACCGCATGATCAGCAACAACAATGTGGCGCGGGAGCTTTCCCAGCCGGGAATCCTCGACTGGTTTCGGCAAATACTAGAGAAAGGCGACGACCCCGGTGCCCAATTTGCCATAGCCCCAGGGGTAAAGGCCGAACAGGCTGATAACACTGAGGTCGCCGCCAAGTTGGATGATACAGATACCGAGCCGCCGCTACCTACTCCGCGTGGTGAGCTTGAGGCGATCGAACAGGATTTCTGGCTAGCACGGGAATCGCACCGGATCATCTACGAAGCCGCCCTGGCTCGCATGGGCGCACCGTGGGCGGTGTTCGCTGCTTGTGTCGCTCGCGTTCTTGCGATGGTGTCGCCGACCATGACCTTGCCGCCCATTATCGGCGGGAGGGGATCGCTGAACTGGTTTGGCGTGGTGGTCGCGCAGTCCGGTGGCGGCAAGGGCACTGCGATGGCCGTCGCCTCCGAGTTGGTCACCGGGGATGTCGATGTCAGGCCGATCGGGTCGGGCGAGGGAATGATTGAGTGCTACAACCGTCGGGGCGATGATCCGCAGGCGTATGTCACGTCGGTGATGTTCGACGTTCCTGAAATCGACACGATTGGCGTGATGGGTGACAGGTCTGGTCAGACTACTTCGGTCGTTCTCCGTAATGGTTTCTCCGGGGAGCGGCTGGGATTCACCTACCGTGGCAGGACCACCGCGCCAGTTGAGGCTCACAGTTACCGGATGACGATGATTGTCGGTGCTCAGCCGTCACGCGCTGGCGCTTTGTTGGAGGATGGCGGCGGCGGCACGTTGCAGCGGCTTATGTGGTTCCCCGGCATGGACCGTCGCGTGGTTGCCGATCCGACACCGTACCCGGTGGACGGCCTGGGGTTGAACCGCACCCTGAACGGCATGTTTCCCCGCAGGGTGGAACTGCTCAACGCCGTCGGGCCTATTCCGGTGCCTCCGGAGGTCGAGACGGAGATACGTGAAGCGCGGGCTGCGTTCATGCGTAATCAGATCGAAGAATCCCGGGGTCACGCGCTGTTCGCCCAGGAGAAGGTGGCGTTCGCATTGGCGTACCTGAACGGTCGCACTGAGATCGACTTGGAGGATTGGAGGCTCGCCAAGATCGTCAGTGCCGTGTCCGACTGGACGTTGGGCCGGGTTGACGAGGTCTATCAGGAGTCACGCCTGAACGAGTTCAGGGATCGAGGGATGCTGAAAGGCGCTGAGTATGCCGCCGCAGAGCGGAGCAAGGCCAATGAGCAGGTGAAAGCCGCTGATCGGGTGTTGCGGAACATCATCAAGAAGGTTGAGAACGCTGGACCGTTCGGGATTAAAGATACCGATCTTGTTCAGGCGGTTCATTCGCGTGACCGGCCGCTGGCCAGGGGCGCGCTGGACTACGCGGCGAGTCAGGGCTATCTGGTCATGGACGAGGAAACGAAGTTTTGGACTAGGCCTTGACTAGGGTCTTGCGAAGCATGGCTCGGGCGGTGCGCCGGTGTGTAGTTGGTCGATGTGTTTTCCAGGGGAGCCACACCCCGGCGTAGAAGCCGCCCACCGGCTCTGTCAGAGCGAACTGGGCGCACGACATCAGAAGCGGGCATTCGGCGCAGATGGAGGACATCTCGTCGAGTGCCTGCTTCGTCGGCATGTAGTCATCTGTCCACGGTAGGTGTTGCGCTTTGCAACACATGGCGTCGTTCCATCTATTACTGGTCACAACATCATCATAAACGGTGGTTTCCTTTGACATCTTTAGCGCCATGCCGCTAATTTTGATGTCATGGACAACAAGATGGTCGCTGGTTTGATCGCGAAAGGCTTACGCGAAGGACTCACGACACCCGGCAAGCCGAACGCCGCCAAGATTCTCCTGCCACAGTTTCGAACTGCTGGTATGCCGAAAGAGATGTCTGAACTTGCTGACGAAACGGCTACCCTTTTAGGGGAGGCCATTGCCGGCCTCATCGAATCCGAGGGCGGTGTTGAGATGGTCGCCAAAGAGGATATTGATCAGCTGCGGGAAGCAGCGCGCATCATTGAGCACGATGATTCTGCCAGGCGGGTCATTCCGATTCACTGCCGGTGCGACAAAAACCGTTCTCAACCGCTGGCCGTCATCACTGTCACCGATTCGCCAGCCATCGTCATTGACGGAAAACAGATGATCGGAAACCTGGCCAAACTTTCCCCGGAATGCCCGCATGAAAGAATAGTTCGTTGACCGCCCGCGTTTGTCTAAAGGTTGATGGATCTGTTGTCTTCGACGACACTCTTGAGAAGTGGAAGTTCACTCCGCCTGACTACTTCAAGGACGCGATCAAGAAAGATGCCAAGCCAGAGCCGTGGCTTAAGGCCATCATGATTGTCATGGCCGATGCAGCTTTAACGGGTAGAAGTGTCAGCATTGACGCGACGACGGGAGAATCCAGTTGGTCGATACGGGTGCTGGATCACGGGCACGGCCCATGAGACGTGGCCGAGGGCGACCTTACCGCCGCGGGCAGCTCACCAGTTACCGCTGGCAAAAATTGCGTCTCAGGGTTATTAAGGAAGAGCCGCTGTGCACGTTGCGGCTGTCTTGTTGCACCCGGTGGTCGAATACCGCTGACCACATCATTCCGGTCAGTCATCGGCCCGACTTGAAGTACATGCGCGGTAATTTGCGAGGAAGCTGTCAGCCGTGCAACATGCTCCGGAAGGCTCGTCCGCTGTCGGAGGTCCGCGCTGAGGACAGGTTGTTGCGGAAGCCCGCGCCTGTCACGCCGCCGGCCGCGTTGGACTTCTTTAGTTGAAGGGATTGAGATGATGAGCGTGTCGGCTGCCGCGGCTAGCGGGGATGAGCTGAAATTGTTGTATGCCATTCGGGATCGGCTGGCCGAGGCTATCGAAGACTGCCCGATGCGTGATCTATCTCCGCTGACCAGGCGCTTGCAGGACACGGTGAAGGAAATCCGTGAACTGGAAGAGCGACAGAAGAAGGAAGGTGGTGAGTCCAATGGCATCGGGAAATCGTCCCGCGAAAAGTGGGACCCCGCCGACGATCTCTGAGGATCGTGTCGACCGGAAGCTCTCCGAGGTTGCTAGAAAGCTAGTCATCCCTGCCGGGATTACCGGGTCTTACTGGCCCGTCGTCCGTAAAACTTGCGACGAACGCCTGGGCATTTCACTGGATCGCTGGCAGGACGGTATTGCCGGGCTGCTGCTCGCTCATCGTGAGGACGGCGCGATCGCCCACACTGTCGGCGGTTTCGGCATGAGCTTGCCAAGACAGGTTGGGAAGACTTTCACTATGACTGCCGTGATGTTCGGGATGGCTGTGGAGTACCCCGGCCTGCTGGGAATATGGACTTCACACCATGTTAAGACGAACAGCGAATCGTTCCAGGCTGTGCAGGCTTTCTGTAATCGGGAGAAGGTTAAGCCGTTTATCAAGAAGGTGATATTAGGTTCCGGTGATGAGGCCGTCGAGTTCGTCAACGGTTCACGAATCCTGTTCGGTGCGCGTGAACGCGGGTTCGGTCGAGGTATTCCCGGCGTGGACATGCTGATGTCTGACGAGGCGCAGATTCTCTCCCAGCGTGCCATGCAGGACATGCTCGCCACCCTGAACACGTCGCGGCTCGGCCTGCACGTCTACGTGGGTACGCCGCCGAAGCCGTCCGACAACTCGGAAATGTTCAACGTCCTGCGCCGCGAGGCGTGGTCTGGTGATGCCACCGATCTGGCGTGGGTGGAGTGCGGGGCCGACGATAACGCCGACATCGACGATCCGGAGCAGTGGATGAAAGGCAACCCGTCGTGTCCACACAGGACCCCGGTTGTGTCCATCCAGCGGTTACGTCGCCGCCTCGATGACACCGGCTTTCAGCGTGAGGCGTTGGGAATCTGGGATTCTGACGAGGCGAGCGCCTTTGACCTCGCAGCATGGAGCGATCTCGCTGACCGTGGTGCCGAAACGCCGCTGAGTGCCGCGATTGTCATCGACATGAGTCCTGATCGTCGGCATTGCTGGATCGGCGTCGCTGGCGAGGTTGACACCGACAGCGGATCGCGGGTGCTTCTGATGGCTACCGAGGTCAAGGCCCGCGATGCTGTTTCTCAGGTGAAGAAGTTGATCGAAAATCGGACCATTGTGGAAGTGTCGATTACCGGCGGGGCTGCCCGTTCGCTTGAGCCTGCCTTGGTGGAAGCGAACGTCGAATACAAGCGCCTCTCTCAGACCGACATGGCTGCGTCCTACTCCACCATGCAAGAAGCGATTAAGAACGGGACAATATGTCATCTTGACCAGGAGGAACTAAATACCGCTATGGCGATGACCAGGACACGATTCATCGTGTCGGGGGAATCCGAGGTTTTTGATCGTCGCAGCTATAGCGTCGATGTGTCGCCGGCGGTGGCATGTTCGTGTGCGTTGTACCGCTATGGGATGGCCGCTATGCCGGTGCCGGTGCTGCTATGAGGGTGTTGCGAAATGCAACACCCTTACCTAATCAGTTATGTGACCTAGAATCTTGACAAGCAAGGAGGTGACCCCATTTCGTTCTGGACAAGACTCTTGGGAGTCAACACCGACATTATCGCCAATGGGAATCCTGGATCCTCCGTCGGGCCTGGGTTCTCCCCTGGCGAGCCGAACATGCTGGACACATCGGACTTCGATGAAATCCCCGAAGCCCGCGCCCTGCCCTGGGTAGCACCCTCGCCCTGGTCGGGCTGGCCCGCTGAGTGGGGAAGCCCAAGCTGGACATCAAACGGTAACGGTTCCGGCTCGGCTGGCGCTATGAGCAAGGTTGTTGATGCTGGCTGGGCAGCGATCGACTTGAACTCTTCTGTTCTGTCGTCTATGCCGGTGTATCGACTTCGGCAGGGCGTGGTTGCTCCGTCACCTTCATGGATGAGTAATCCCGATCCGACGATCTACTCGTCGTGGCAGGAGTTCGCTAAGCAGCTGTTCTGGGACTACCACCTGGGCGAGGCGTTCGTCTTGCCGATGGCCACAAATGCCGCCGGTATGCCGACGAACTTTAGGGTTATTCCGCCTTGGCTGATTAGCGTGGAGATGTTCGGCGGCCGCCGAGAGTACAGGCTCGGTAGTCTCGACGTCACCGGCGAGATTCTGCACATCCGGTATGCGTCAACGACAGACAATGCCCGCGGTATCGGGCCGCTCGATGTTGC